CTTCTTGGTGCCCGAGCTAAAGCGGTTCCTCTCTAGCGATTTCGCTAAGAAAGTCGAGGCAGCCGACCGCGATAGCCTTGCCAAGTTCATCGATGATAGGCAACCATTCGATGGACTTTCTCTTGAGACCCTCCGGACCTATGCCCATTTCGTTGGAATTCCCGACCCCGTCTTCGTTTCGGATTCCATCGAAGGACTTTCCCTTGAACACATGGCTCTCCGAAAGAGTCCTAGTGGGAAAGTCACGTGGGCCAACATTGTGGCTTCGTTCCCGGACCAATGTATCTACATCTCTTCCAAAGATGGATACATGCACGCGGAATTTGCGACTCGTGCCGATTTACGGTACCAGAGCGGCTATCGCAATCCGCTTGTCAATGGCTGGGAGACCGTCCTCGCTCTGAACTCCACTCTTGACAGAGACTACCTTCTCTCGTTGATCAAGTCCGAATCCGAGAGCAAGAAAGAGATGGAGACCAAGGCGGTCAAACTTGCAAAGAGCAAGGAAGCGATCTCCGATCTCAAGCAGAAGCTTGAGAAGGAGACAAAAGCTGGTGAAGCATTGAAGTCCTTCATCAGCGAGAAGACGGTGGTCGAGAATAAAGTCTCCTACGCCCAACCCACCTCCATATTCCGCGGCACCGACGGAATCGAGGGACGTTATTCTCATGACTTTGTCCTGGCTAATCAATTTAGCCACATCCTGAAGACACGCAACATCCAACTCTTCAGGAAACCCCATGACTACGCTCACGCTGGGCTACGGATTATGGCCGATTCAGCAAACGTTCAAATGCTGGCAACCGGCTTTGCCTATTGTGAGGAGGGAGTAGTCTTGGAGCACGCAGCGAAGCCGCATAAGACGTGCAAATGGCTGGGCAGTGAATTTAGGCCCAAGTACAGGTTTACCCGACCTGCCATCCTCGGTGACGTCGACGACCGTTACCGGAAAATACATAAGGATCTGCTTGCCAGCCAGACCGACATCGAGACGAACCAGACGGTAGCTCAAGTCCTAGAGAACTGCCGCAATGTTGACTTCCACGTCATGACCGATGTCGTTTACTATCCTGGGACTCTCGAAGCGTTCGAGTCCGCCCCGTATGGGACCCGAGGAGCTTTCTCGGCAGGTACGTACTGCAACACTGTTGGGCGGTACCATTATTATGACAAAGAGGGTTATTACGAAGTCTTCGCTGATGGAACTATGAAGAATAACCCTAAAGATAATGGGCCCGGATATGTGCATCCTTTCTTTGGAGCACCGTCCAACAACTTTTCCCTATCCCTTGGGAAAAACAAATGGCTTAACTGCGCAATCCAGTCGAAGTTGCCGACTGGGCGGAAAAGCCTCTACTGCATCTGGGTTTTCGAAGTTAGTGAGCTTCCTCAATACCCGATCTGTAGCACGCTGCGAGGACACGTAGTCTCCGAGCGGATCCAAGTCTCACGTCAGCTCAGCGTGAGTATGGTCACCGACGCAGCCGGTGAACTATCTCAGTCCTCTGGTTTGGAGCACCAGTGGAAAGAGATCTCAGTACAGGATGACTTCCTGGAAGAGCTGGAGAAGGAAGTTACTCCTAAAATGGAGAACTTCACGGCAAATGTCGAACAGTTCACCTTCCGCGTGAGAGAATACCGGAAAGCCCCTCGTGCTCTTTGGGACTCCGAGGTGAACGACGAAGACCTAGCCGACACGTTTGCCTTCTTTATTCAGAAGAAGGCCGAGGTCTTCCGTGGGCTGACAGCCGCACTCAAGTCGCCCATTATGTTCGATGTTTTTCGGACCAAGTACGTCGCCCCGCTCGCGAGACCTACTTGGGTAGCCGTCCTCAAGGCAACACGCCTCTGCCTGAACCTTTTCCCTGGAACTGAGGAATCCAGGGCTGGAGTTTCGAAAATCATCACCCTGGTCGAACTACAGGGAGTTGAATTTTCGCTACAAAAGGCGACCGATATGTTCATCGCAGCTTTTGTAGCTCCAGTTCAAAACGAGTTGGCTCGGGAAATGGGAATCATTCCCAAGGTCACCAACCCGTACGAGATGTCCTCCACGTCTCGTTCTATCCCCCCGGTTTTCCGATCTCGCCCAATTGGAAAACTGCTCAAGGAAAGTCGTGATTCCAATGACGACTACGACTCCCTTGAGACCATTCCGGAGCGACACTTCGTCCAGTCGCGCTCCAAGAAATTCTATCACAGTGCCTGCAACCACACAATTAGAATTCTCCGGAATGGCCGAACCCCTGTTTGCACCTGCAAAGATCACAACTACCAGCAGGTGATCCAGATGGACAAGCCCCACCATTTTGGATCTTGCGAACTCAATCTCGAAGCCTGCTTCAAAGCAAGAGGCTTCAACAGTCACGTCGAACCGGACATGCACATCGCCAAACAGTTCCGGCGGTTCGTTTCCGACGTGTGGTTGCGGCGTAACCTGGGAAAGATCGACGACTTTATCTTCAACGTCTTGACCAAGGAGGATTTCTCGTTCGAAAAATTCTTAGAGGGTACTTGCCCTAAGAAGAGAAAACTCTACGCTTCTGGTCTGAAGAACGTCATTGAATCTCACCGGAGCATCGACTTCCGGTATCAGTTCTTCGTCAAGCCCGACGAATTACATTATGACGATCTCAGCAACGTCAGACCCAGGCTAATCGCCAACCCTTCCACCGAATGGAAGGCAGCGGGAGCTTACTTGGCTCGTTTGATGATCAAGGTGATGAAACATCTTGAGCCAGGTTTCATAAGCGGCTATAACCTCGACGAAGTTGCCGCTAAGATGATGCATCATCGTAATGATGAGAACAAGTTCATGGGTTCCACTTGTTACTCTTACGATGGTTCATCCCACGACGCCCATCAGAATTGGGCCGTGATGGACTCGGTGGACGTGACACTCCTCCGAATCATGCTCCCCCGGATCTTCGCAAGGTCCGATTGTCTGATCCCCCCTCACCGCCACAACGAGATTCTGGAAAACGCAACTAATTTGGTGAAAAAGTTTTACACCACTCTCGGTATGAAGGGGGAAGTCTTCGCTTCCGTGTTTTCAGGCGATCCGTTCTCCACCACGTTGTTCAATACGACGAGAACGATCCTGTACAATCGGTTCACAGCCCATCTGGTGAGCCCCTACCTCGAAGAGGAGGGTAGATTTTGGGCGGCAGGAGACGATGTTCTCTGCTGGTGGCCGATTATGCCTGAACCGAAAGTCATTATTTCGGTTCTGGGGAACGCGGCGGGCGCTGGAGGCCTTGGTCAGTGTGCCAAGGATTTCCTAACGGGACCGCTCGAGAAGCACAATTTCCTGTCAAAGTGCTTTCTCGTGCAGAATGATGCAGTGGCATTCGTCCCGGTGACCAATAGGTTGTACAAAGCTGGGTGCGCGTACAACCTCTCTAGTTCGCTGACCAAGGCCGAGCACCGCCTTGCTCAGATCCAGGGTTCTCAGTATTTACCACAAATACTGAACATTTTCATCGACAGGTTTAGGAGCGGAGTCGTCGCTCCCCTGAGCAGGAAGGCAGTTCGAGCCCTTTCGAACCTCAAATACGATTGGGGGTATGCTCAGAAGATGAATTTGGCCCTTTTCAATCCGCGTCTGGAAAATGAAGCGTGGAACCAGACCGATCAGCGGATTGTCAACAAACTCTGGTCGGACATGAGGGATGTCCGAATCGGAAGAGAATCTTTGTCCCAGGCCTCCAGAGTGGTCGATTCTAGCTTGCTATCGAGCGAAGGGACTCTCGAAATAATGATAGCAAAAAAGAGCACTAAACCTTCGCCTCAGAAGGAACTTCGGAAGACTGGCCGTTCCGATGCCGTTCCGAAGAAAGACAAGGCTTTAACGGCTGATGAAAAAGCCTATGTCAAACTTGTTCGCGAACCCCTTACAGCGCCTATCTGTAAGATCCCGAACATGTTCCCTGTGGCTACCCACGTAGCCCAGACCAAGTCAACCCTTGTGGTATCAGCGCTGGCATCAGGCAATGCCGTCTGGGTGCTGAAACCCTTCGTTGACTCCGGCATGTTCCTGCAGACCGCCTCGGCATATGTCGATACGTTGTCGATTTCGAGCTGTCAATACACCAACACAGTTCCGTCGAGTATCGCAAATGGCGCGATCCGCAGGCGCATCGTCTCAGCGGGCATTCGGGTGGAGTCCCTAGCCCCCGATTCGACCCGCTCCGGCGTTCTGACCTTGTGTTATTTACCCTATAACGCACTAACGTCGAACGTCACGGCTGATTCTCTTCGTGATCAGCCAAACTCCAAGATCATTAATCTCTCCAAGAACGCTGGTGGGGAGATTTATTACACTCCTGTTGACCCAACATGCTTGGAGTTTTTGGCCGTCAATTCCGGTCTCACGGGTGTCGTTAGTACCAATCCCGCAGAAAACGACTCCCCTGTACTCGTGGCCACAGTAATTGGCGCCCCTGCCTCGTCGAGCTTCTCTATCACTCTCAGAGTTGTTCACGAGTGCATTCCCGTCGGAGTCATGACCGATCTTTTGGCTCCCACCTTCGGCCCCAAAACGAAGAAAACTAAGGCCGAGCTGCTCGATTTCCTCTCGAAGGTGAAAGAGCAGAAGTCGAAGTTGGAGTAATGAACCAACTTCGGCCCGACACTGCTGAGCAAGTCATCTTGGTCGAGGTGATGGCGTGCAGTGTTGTTGAGACCCGACTCCGATACGTTGAAAGAATATTGGAGTTAGAAAACAAAAAATCACCAAAACAATTGTGAAAACACTACCTCTCTGAGGTCACAATATCAGCAGTACAAGTGGGCCACTGCTATAACAAAACTCGGCTTTCACCGAGTCCCCACCCCAAAAGGTACGCATCCAGTACCCGTCCGGAGTCACCTCTTCGGAAGTCGCTATTGACGACAGGATGCAAACCCCCGATCGAGCGACGGGGAAAAGGCACTACCATAATGTGCGCCTCAGATGGTTGCGTGTGTTTATCCACCAATCGAGGAATAATGGCA